GGCGCTGTCGATACCAACCTGAACTGGAATCCAAAAGCAACCCGCTAAAAATCACACGCCGCCCCGTAAGGCGGCACAAGCCGAGGTCGGAAGTAATTAGGCAAAACCTACCCATAAAATGCTTCCGATAACACCAACCACGAGAGAACAATGACAAAAACACAACTACTCCGCAAGGTCGAGCGCCTGTTGGACAACTTAGACAAGGTGTTCTACTGGGTCATCCTGATCGGCGCTTCTTACTTCACCATTAGAACCATCGTTGGATAATGGCACTCAAGATAGACACCGACCGCCTCGACCTCTGCCACTACGTCAGCCAGAAAGACACAGACTACGCGTGGTGGTTTGACTGGTGCAAGGACGAAGATCCCCTAACCTTTTGGGACCGCAGACTTGAAAAACGAAGGCAATCAAACGGGGCCAACAAAAACAAGCGAAGGAAAAAATGAGCTACGAAGAAGCTGCGATATTCCTGACGGGCGCTCTTTGCGCCTCGGTATTGACTTGGATTGTTGCAATCCTGATGTCAAACATAGAAAAGCCGGAAGGCAGCACGAGGTTCACAGGCGATCAGGTCGCTATGCTGAACAAGCTGCTTGACGAGAACGATGTACAACTAACAAAGAAGGACTGATGTACTACAACACAACGAGAGAGACAGGCGAGCAACTGGCAACCGCAACCCAGTCCGCCGCATCCCAGACCCAGCGCATCCTCGACCTGTTTAGGTCAATGCCCAACACATCCATTCATGCGTGGACCATCAAGACATTCCTGCGTGGCGATGTGCCGATCACGAGCGTTAGGCGAGCCATCACGAACCTGCATGATGCAGGACAGATAGAGCGCGATGATTCGGTGTACGCCGGACCGTACCGCCGAAAGACCTACACGTACCGATACCTTCGAGGCTGATTGTGAAAGGTTTGTTAAGGCGTAGGATATGTCAAAATAAAGCGCGACCTTTGTATCAGACGCCGCCAAAGTGGTCGGCGCATCACCATCGCAAGGAGGTCTTGCCATGAGTTTCTTAGTTCCTTCCTCGGTAGTTGTTGACAATCTCAAATTGCAGAACGTTGGTCTGCGGAAGGAGATTCGAGAAGTCGAGCAGGCATGGCTCGATGGTTGGATGACCGTTCATAGCAGGGATGCGGCTATCAAGTCAGCCTTGCGCCAGATTATCCGAAACGAGGAAAAGATCGACGATCTTTCCTAATTGCCAACCTGCCGCCCCGTAAGGCGGCAAAACCTTACCAAGACAATGACACAGAGAGAGACAGATAACTTCGACGCCTACTACGACGAGATTGCCGACGAGCAGTACGAGATCTGGAAGGAGCAGGATGACTTCCCCACACTACGCCAGATCGATACCACGTCTTTGCAGCGTAGCCTTGACCGCATGGCGGCAATCCTTAAAGAGATGAACGAGGTGACAAAATGAGCGGTATCGTAAACATACACGGCAAGCAATACAAGACCGTGGCGCTCCGTGTGAGCGAGTTTCGTGAGAAGTACCCCATCGATGATGGATGGGGTATTGAGACTCAATGCTACGCCGTTGACGCACAGACGGTCATCATGCGAGCCGTCATCACAGACCCGCAGGGTCGCGTAGTGGCTACTGGTTACGCCGAAGAAGAACGATCTCAGCGCGGCATTAACAGCACGAGTGCATTAGAGAACTGCGAGACTTCGGCAATCGGTCGGGCGCTGAGTGCTGCCGGGTTTGGCGGCGATGCGTATGCGAGCGCCGATGAGATAGCGCAGGCGATCAGCAAGCAAGGCAGCAGCCCGTCAGCCGCACCGGGTCAGCCATCGAAGAAGCAGAAAAACTTTGCGTGGTCGCTCATCAAGAAGCAGCCCGAGGACAAGCAGGAAGCATACATCAAACGAGCAAAGACGGCAGATGCCGCTGCGCTCTCAAAACTGATCGACGAACTCAATGGATAGCACAGCAAGAAAGAAGATCGAAAGCCAGATCCGCAGGGCTGCGAACATGATCCACACCCGCATCAAGGTCGCGGCACTCGGTATGCAGGAAGCGCAGACCTACTGGATCGGAAGGGATGAAGGGTACTTCGAGGGATTTGAGCATGGTCTCAATGCTTCCAAGTTGCACATAGAGGACGCTATGCAGGCGTTTGTAGATGGCGAACTGGTCGAGGAGGTACTTGGCGATGCCTAACATACCAGAGCGTTCTCAGATGATTAAGGAAGCCGTGTCTATTGCAACGGGCGTTCCTATCTATCGGATGATGGTCCACCATAGAAGTCATGACAGCATGGCGGCGCGTAAATGTGCGGTAGATTTACACTTTCGCAATCTTGGCTTCATGGGTACGAAGTGGATCGGCCAGCAGCTTGGTATTGAAAGGGTCGAATACAAAAACACCAAGCTGTTCGTGGACAAGCTGACCCACGCATACGCTCAACACTTGTATGACAAGATGGTTAAAGAGGCATCATGAAGCTACATTGGACAGAGGAACCGCAGTCTACGCCAGAACAGGATGCGCTCGTGTGGCGCGTCAAGGCGTGGCTCATACTAAAGATCAAGAGGCTTATCGCATGACCCTCATTGAACAACAGATATACGCAGAAGTCGGAGCAGCAATAGAAAACTGCACCCAACGGGAAAAACTTGACATAGCAACATGGATCGTTTTATCATGCCTGAACGATACGCAAGAGGGCATGACCGGAGCGGATTCATACCTTGATGTCGTGACCCGGCATTGTGGCGATATACTGACCCACGCTCGCGGTCGGCTCATGCGATACGGCAACAACGGATACCCAAAACGATAACACAAACAGAGAGAGACAATGGACAACCAGAACCTATTTGACCTGACACACAACCAACTGGCTGATCTTGCCAACTTGGAGGAACTGCTCGAAGCAACGGGCGGCGAGATAACAGAGGATGCCGAGGCGCTACTCGACCAGATCGCACAAGGCGAGGATGACATCCTCAGCAAGCTGGATTCATACGCCGTGGTCATCGCCCAGATGGAATTGGATGCCGAAGCCTACGAAGCGAAGGCGGCATACCTGCGTGAGCGCATGGACACCATGAAGGCTCGCGCCAACAGCAAGCGCCGGGTCGTTGACAGCCTCAAGGACCGCATCATGCTTTCGATGAAGATGCTGGGCATGAAGAAGGCAGAGACACCCAACCACGTAAGCGTGTCCGTACGGACCGCAAAGGCTCCGGTGGTCATCGAGGATGAATCGCTCGTGCCGGATGAGTTCGCCAAGATCACACGCCGCCCAGACAAGACCGCCATCGGCAAGGCTCTAGCTGCGGGTCTGGAGTGCGACTTTGCGGCTCTCGGCGAAGGCAAGGAATACGTGGTGCTGCGATAATGAAGGACCAAGAACACCGAGAGCAGGTGGCGCTGTTTAAGGCGCTGAAATTACAAGAGCGGACCAACCCACTATTCGCCAACGTCTTCGCGATTCCGAACGGCGGTCATCGCCACATCAAGGTGGCGGCAAAACTCAAAGCCGAAGGCGTGAAGGCAGGCATCCCCGACATCTTCGTTGCGGTCCCCAACTCGTACTCGGCAGGGCTGTTTATCGAGATGAAGGTAAAGCCTAACCGACCGAGCAAGCACCAGAAGGTGTGGCTCGAAAGGCTTGAGCAGGTAGGGTATGACTGTCTGGTGTGCTACTCGTGGACGGATGCGTACAAGGCAATTACAGACCACATCAACAGCGCCATCTCGGATCTGGGTTTGTGAAAGGTTTGTGAAGGAGTTGGTTATGTCAAAAAAAACCTCGACCTTTGTATCAAGTCAAACGGGCAGCAGCCCATCACAAACCGAGAGAGACAATGGCAAAGAAAATGACCCTTCGCAAAGCAATCATGTACGTACTACAACACGCTTGCGAGAACACCTTTGACTATTATGTACACGAGAACGATTGGATGGACGAGGCGAAAATGGTGTCCGATAACCTAGCAAGGGTTCAGTACTTCTCGGATGTGCCATGCATAATTACCGACAAAGACGGTAACGAGTGGTGGATCAAAGTAGAGAAGAAGCGCAAGTAATTAGACACCCAACAACCTAACCGAGAGAGACAATGGCAAACAGAAAAAAAGTGGCAAACGGAAAGGGAATGAACCTTGTGTTTGAGTACGACAGATGTTGGATAAATGAGGACTACCACGGCTTCTATGTCGAACTGGAAGGGCGTGGATGCAAGTCATGGACTGCTTGGGTGGTCAACAACGAAACCAAAGAGCAAGTGAAGTTTGGCGGTCAAAAGTGGTACGCTATGCAACAGGCTCAGGAGTATGTGCTGTCGGAGGCTGGAGTACCTTTTATCACTCACATAGAATACCTTGAGGCTAAGTGTAAGGCTAGTCACAAAAGGTATCTCACTAGCCAAAGAAACGCCTCTGACCCGTTCTACTCCTAATCATCCAACTAACATACAACCCGCCGCGCCGTAAGGCTTAAGAGGACGCCCCGTAAGGTGTCCTTTTTTTATGCGGTTAACTTATCGGGCAAAGACAGATCGTGCGGCACAGGGCAATCTGGTAAGCCTCAGAGCGTCTCCATCGTCTGAAAGACAACCTGTTGCTTCTTGTAGTCATGGGTGAACCGTAACCACCACCCTCCGAGCGGTTTTGGGGGAGCGCCTCTTTCTACGTGCCAACCGCCCTGTGTGTTGTACTCCTGCTTGTAGGAAGACACACAGAGGTGGATCTGTGGACGTAGCACCAGCTTCCCGTAATCAGTAATTGCTTCCTTCACAATCTCCATCCGCCAGCGCTCGTGGATGTGACCAGTGACAACGATGTCAGCATCCGAGTATATCTCGGCGTTGCGTTGTGAGATGAGCGTTCCGCGAGTTACCCGTCCTCCGCCGCCCGAGCCATGATAATATCGAAGCCAGACGCTTTTCCTCTTGTGTGGCGTGGCGAAGCGAAGTTTGATATAGCCACCATAGCCGCCAACCTGAACGTTAGATCCTGTCTCCTTGTTTAGCCGATAGGCGAAGCGAGCGAGGATGTCCGTCTGGTGATGTTTTATGATCGCGGTCTCATGGTTGCCATATCCGAGAACGGCGAACTGGTGGGCGTACGGTTTGAAAAAATCAACCGCCGTGTTCGGTACGTCATCGAAGTATTCCTCGCCTCGGTGGATGGGTCGCAGAGCATCCGAGGACTTGCGCCTGTCATACTTGCCCTGCATCAAACAGAAGAAGTCTCCAACGTCGATGACCGGAGCGTTGCGCTCCTTTGCCAATTCGAGATGCTTCTTTTGCAGCGACCAGTCGGAGTGCTGATTGTCCCAGTGGCGGTCACCCGTCAGGAGTACCCACTGCTCCCAGTCTTTGTTTTCAAACTCATCGTCAAACTCTATCTGGTGTGCATCAGGTCCAAGCCGAGAGACGGTCCACATGGTGCTGGTGGTTTATTGAGGCCAAGCGTGTGATCGTATATCGTAGGCAAGCGCGGCTGCAACACCCATGTCGTGCAACTGCTGCTCTAAGGTATCTGATTCTGCCCGTACTGCTTCAATCCAATCCCACGCGACCGAAATGCTTGCCAACTCTGCCTGCTCGTCATCGGTCAATGGGCTTGTGTTCTGCAAGGTTAAGACGCGCATCGTCATGTTGCGCTGCTTCCAATCGGGGTATCTTTCCTCGATAATCTGCTTTGCCACTCGTTTGACCTTTTCGGTTAAAAAGTCCCTGTGCAAGTTTACTTCTTCCTCTGGTCTCGGTGTCGCTGCGCCCCATTGTTGCAGGTAGTGATCGCCGTTCTTCACCGGGTCAACCTGAACGTTAATGTGGGTGTATTCGCTTTCGGGTGGTTCAGTCCTAACAAGCGGATATATGCCCAACTCAGGGTTCACGTAATCCGTCAGCACCTTTGGAAAGGATACGTGCGGAAAGGCTTTTAGAACATTCTTTCTTGCTACGGGATAAGAAAGCGTTCCGTCTTGTTTCTCAATTACGAAGATGCTCATGGCTTATGGGGCAAAGAGGGTGACTTGTCTTGAATCATCAAAAGCGGCGTCATTCAGAGTCGCTGCGGTGGACATGGTTGTCTTGCCCTCCCAATCAAAAACCACAAGACGGGATGATGCACTGTAGCCGCCGCCAATGACATAAATATAGTTTTCGTAAGCGTCACAACTCCTGACATCGTATGCGTAGACGTTGTAGTAGTTGATTTGGTTGGTGATGGAAGTGCCGTTGTTAGTTACGATGTTCATCTCCCTATCATCTCGCGCCATGACAGCCCATCCACTATCAGATACCCCGTCATAGTTCGGCAAGTATTGCAATCCGGTAACGCCTACTGGTCTGTCGTATAAATTAATATCATATACCGATGTTGTCCAATCCAAACTTGTATCGCTTGCCCACTTGTTTAAGCCAAAGAAATTGCCATTTCCACCGCCTGCCATGTATATCTCGCCATCGTTTGGGCTTATTTGGTAGTTAAAAGCGTAAGAATAGGCTTCATTCCACACGCTGCGAGCAGTTCCTTCAATCGGCTCATTTGATGCGTTGAGGGTATTCGGATGGATTTGATAGGCAGACTTGTAATAGCAATACTCTCCGTCCTTACTTGTAGCGATAGCGATTCCCTGACTGCCACCCTGTGCATCATACCCGATGGTTGTCATATTAGTTGGGTCGCTTATGTCTATTGTTGCGACCCGGTTGTTGGAAGAATTGCTGATCCACAATACATCTTTTGTAGGGTGTACGATAGCGTTTTGTGGCGTTGTCAAGTTAGCATCGCTCCACTCGCCCAGTATTTGCGATGCGCCAAGCGTGTTAACATCAGACACATCAATAGCCACAATTTTACCGTAAATATCGCAGCAGTATACCACGCCATCTTTACAACTTGCTTTGCATCCATAAGCCCCGAAGGAATAGGACGTCGTATACGATGCCGTTACCGATGGATTTGTCGGATCTTGTATGTCTACTATTGCAATATGACCCGCTACACTTGCGCTGAATAAGTGCGTGGGTGCAACATCAGGGTCGCCGTCCATTCTGAATATACCGCCGCTACCGCCGCCGCCAGATGCTCGCCGAAGCGCCAACATTCCCGGTGTAAACATCTTACTTACTGTCTAAGGATGAGACAATCCCATGCCACGTAGTGCCACCATCGCGTGTATAGAACACAAGGATGTCCACACCTGCGGCTGTTAGCGTTGGCGCGGTCCCGCCTTCCCAATCTACGGCAGCGGGAAAAGTTAGCGTATACGCGCCGCCGTTGGTCAACTCAAGAACGAAACTGGTCGCGTCACCTGATGCGATAGGGTTCGAGAACGTCAGCGTGAGGTTTCCACCAATGGTTGCGGTGTGAACGTTGCCGTTCTCAAGATCAATGGTTGTGGCTGTTGTGATGCTGCCGTGAGCGTAGACCTCCATCGCGTAGTCTTTGACGAGCGGACGAGACAGCGTAGAATCAGCCATGTTAATATCGCCCGAAAGCGATGAGCCAAGAACGGTTGCGCTCGCTGATACCGTTCCTGTGATCTTTGAACCCGGCACTTCTGCCCCGCTACCCTTTAGCAAGTTGGCAATCTGAACGCCTTCGTCGTTGACCCCATCGGTAACGTACAGCCGATCAGTCCCGTCCGGCGCGGTGTTTTCTGCCAAGTCGTGTACTGTTGCCATTGTCTATGCCTTTATCGGTGTTGCTATAAGGTAGGTTAGTGGGTCGGGTCTAAACCACGTGGAATTGGCATCTGCGGCTTTGACGTAGTACCAAGATAGAACCGCGTCCTGATCTGCCACAACAATCATGTCCACCCACAAAACAGGCTCATTGGTAAAAGTGACGTTATTCGTGCCCCTGACTCCGCTGATAAGAGCGTTGTCGCTTGCCCCTGTGAAAGTATCAATACGCAAAAAATCGGTACTGCCCGAAAGTGTAGCGTTGCTTTTACAAGCCGCAACATACGCCGTAAGACCTGCGCCCAGAGATATACCCGCAGTTAGAGTATCATCCGTGGTATCGGCAACAGGCTTTTCAACCGAGAAGCAGCCGCGCACGTAGTAGGTTTGACCCGCACCAAGCGATAATGTCGTGACATAATGTGCCGAGGGGTCGTTTGCTACCTCGCCACTCGTGTCAAGTTCAAACTTAAGCAGGTCCGTATCGGTGTCGGCTGTGCCTCCATCATCGCCTCGGTTAATGGTAGCGTTCAGCGATTGCCACGCTGTGCGAGCAACGGTGTCGTCGGTCTGTGGGAATACGGTGGTAGCCATTAGCCAAGCAGCCTCCGAGCATACAAGAATGAACCCGCCTGTATGGTGGAGTTGCTTGCATCGCTTACGTTCTGCGCCCACTCTAAGCCAACGGTCCCGCTTGTGCTTGTTGTGACTACGCTGCGGATAATGATTGCCGTGTCGCTTGTATTTTCAGGAGTACCCGCCTCGGCAAAGACAATGTTGTTGCCCTCTTGGTACGAATAGTCAGAGGTACCAAAGCCCTTCAGATCCCACTTCAGGTTGCCTGACCCGGTGCTAATCTTTAGCACAATCAGTAACTCGTAGGTTTCGCCTGTGCCTGCTGTCCAAACGAGCGAATCATCGTCTTGCAGGGTTGTGCTTGATGCTACTGACTCGTCGGCGGTCTTGACCTTTGCCACGTTGTAATCGTTGGCGATGTCCTTCAGGTGAGATACGGCAGTAACGGCTGATGCGTTTGTTGTGGCTGTGCCGAGAAAAAGCGTGTCGGCAGGCTGCGTCCCGCTCGTGTTGACCGTAAACGTCCCATCATCGTTTAGGTAGACGTAATTAGTAGAGTTTGGCGAAAGAGCCTCGATCTGCGTACCGTCTGAAACCACCTCAAAGCCATTAACGAAACACGTACCGGAAGATATATCTACGTTAAGACCCGTACCCGCTGACAGGGCGTACCCGTTCACGCGGTACTCTGTGGCAACCGCGATGGTCTTGTTCGCCGAAGTCCATGCCGCCTCGGTGATCTGATCGCCTGCTTCTGGGAATACTGTGGTAGCCATTATGCGTCAGCGAAGGTTATAGTCCATGTTACGTTGATGCTCTTGGTAGCATCCTTGACAATAGCAGTAGCCAAGACGGAGCGGCAGAACATCGTGCCACCGGATGCCGCGTCAAACATACCCAACTCGGCGATGGTGTTGCCGTTGGCTTCTGCTTTAGAGAAGAATGCTTTAAAGGTGGCAACTGCACCCGTTGCGAAGTCTGTGACGATGGCGTTACGGTCGACCTCTGTGCCGAGCGCCGTGTCTGTCGTAGCCGCCGCCGTGTCATCCGTTCCGATGCCAATGTGAGACGGAAAAGTTGTCGAGTCCTGCGCCCAGACAGCAGCAATACGTGCCACGCCATTGTTGGTGACAACGTTGTTCTGCTCGTATACGGTCGTGCCTTCGTCGGTAATGACTTCGACAGTTACCCGTCCGTGTGGTCGTATGTTATCCGACATGGAATCCATCAATGTAGGTGTCTGTGCCATTGACTGTGTAGGCTCCTGTGTAGGTCGTACCCGTTACGGTATCGGCTGCTGTTGCGTTGTCCTTCTCGCTGTTTAACAGACGAAGTACCTCATTCGTTCTTTTGACAAACTTCCTGTCCTGCCGCGTTTTCTGTTTCCAGTAGGACCACCCGGCAACTGTCTGTGTAGCAGCAGCATTAACGGTAAAGGAAAGCTGACCATCATGCCGTAGGCTTGCCGATATTTTTTCTATAAGAAAGGTAGCGTCGATACCGTGTTCGGGCAAGTTGATGTATTGGGACTGCCCCGCCTCTAGGTTAACCTGATCCGTCTGGTATCTACAAGTAATTCTGGCTTGCGAGAATTGAGACAGTATAGACTGTGCCTTAAGCTCTGCTGCTGCCGCATTATCAATATCGGTTGCATCAACAACTCTTTGATACAAGGCATACGAAGCTGCCTCTGCTGCGGTACGCTCGACGACAGCCTCGTCTGCTGTTGCGCTAACAATAATTGGGACAGAGGCTTTATAAGTAATTCTGACCTTGTCAGATGCAGAAAGTACCGCTTCGTCCTCGTCATGCAGGACATAGTTGCCGCTATAATACCATTGTGCTATTTCGCCAACGCCATCAACTGCTACTGTCTGCGAGCTGTAGCCGCCGCCTGTGTCAACCTCAATAGAAACTAGATCTCCTATCTGTGCGCCAACCACAAACACTCTTTTGCTGCCATCGCCAACCTGCACCTCTACCGTATTATCCTCCTCAATATTCGTACCCGCGCGTACAAAAACCTGATTACAGAAGGCGCCTCTGATGGTCTGAAAGTTAATGTTTTTATATGGCCTATTACTGCTAGTAATGCTAAATGGCGCAGGCTTCTCGTTGACAGACCTGAAGTGCAATTTCTTCTCTTTGTCAATATTCCAGTAGAAACCGCTTATTTCTGCAAGCTCATCAAAAGCTAATTCATGAGAGACGTAATTCCAAGGCATGTATTCAACGTAGGCACCATCATCAATATCGCCCTCGGTAACTCCGTAATAACTAGTTAGGCTCGTGCCACCGCCAACGCGCGATCTAATCCAAGCGCCACAGCTTTGCTCTGTCGTCTCTGTTTGCAACAGCAGCCTACCCGCTAACTCGGAGAAGTCTACGCACCGATAGGTAAACCGAATAGTCGTAGTATCGCCAACGGTTATATCATCCTCCGCTATGCTTTCAACTGTGCCGCCCCAGTATATCGTCTCCTGTGCCAGTTCCAAGAACCCACCGCCTGCAAGTTCAATCGGGAGATCACCCGCGTAATAAAGCGGAGTGCCGCCATCATCATAAACAAAAACATCCTCGCCCCATCCAAGAGACGGTGTGCTTCCTATTTCGTTAAAGTGCAAAGTGCCGCGCTGCGTAACCGTGTCCTCAAACGCAAAGGACTCTTTTACGAAGTCAACGGCAGACCCTGCCTGATTTTTGATTGCAATAGCCATTAGAAGTTCGTGCCATAGATTTCTAATTCGCGCGACAGGTGTTGCGCTGTTGCACTTGCTATTGTTTGACCATCTAGGTTAACGTTTATCGTCTGACTAGTTGGAACACCGGGCATTGACATCCCCATACCCGAGGCGCCTGCTGACAACAGGTTGTTTATGAAGTTGGGCGTTCCTTGTGTCGTAGTAAATACCTGACCCGCCGTTGGTCTACCAAGCAAGCCAACTAGGTTACCAAGCGCATCAACGGCTGAACCCGATTTTTCAGGATCGCCCAAACCACCGACACCAGTCTCACCGTCAGGATCTCGCCCTCTTGCAAGTTGATTGGCTCGCATCCTTGCAACCTCGTCTCTTATCTCTTGGATGCGATCAGATACACCAAAGAACTCAAACATCTGCATTTCTGCCTGAAGCTGAGTCATGCCAAACTCAGCAGCAATATCCTCTGCAAAGTTGTTAAGCAGTCCAAAGATTGCAGAGTTAAATCCTGAGCCAGCATCCGCAACGTCCATCCCTGACGCGAGGATTTGGATGCCCTGAAAGGCATCAGAAACTGTGCGCTGCAAACTTGTGGCGTCCAGTCCAAGCAGGTTTAGTAGCTCCTCTGACGTAGCAATGCCCGATGTAAGTATCGGCGTCATTAAGGCTTCTATTGCCTTTTTATCTACGCTTGACAGGGACTTGGTTAGGTCAATACCTGTGGCAGCGACATCTGAAATAAACCTATCTAGGCGGGCAGCCTTTTTCTGCTCCTTGCTTGACTTGCCAAATATGTTTTTGATCTTAGTGCCGATCTTATCAGCAAAGTCCTTAATGCTGCCAAATACGGCTTTGACGTCGATGCCTAGCGCCTTTAACGCAAGCGTGGCTGCACCAACGGCAGGTGCCCACTTGAGTAGTTTGCCAAGCACGCTTTTAACCTTACTGTCCGATTCAGTAAGACTGCTGACCCAACCACTGAACGGACTGTCACCTTCTTCCTTTGTGAACAAGCCCATGAATTTGTCAAGTACGACTGTTGACACAGACCTGAATGACTCGAACATTTTCATGAACGATTCCCACGCATTCGTGTAGGTCTTTATATCCAACAGCTTAATGAGACCGCTAAATCCCTGAACAAATATGGTCAGGTCATTAGAAGCCGTTGCAAGCCACTTAAAGGCTTTATAGCCCGTTGATTCCTCGTCTACACCTAATCGGTCAATAGCAAAAAATACATCATCAAAGGCATCAGCAATTTCGTCGGCATCGGTTTTGAAGTCAGAGATGTCGGTTTGCAACACTTCAAAGTATCTGCTCAATAGGCTTATCTGACTCTCGGTAGGAGTGGCGCTATCAACGTACTCCTTAAACGGGTTATCACTAAGCTCTAACTCATCTACCTTGTAAGCAGCCTTCCAACGCTCCGTTTCCTCCTTACTCTTCTTAGCCGCCGCCTCCGATGTTTCAAACGCAGCTACAACCAAGTTTGCGTCCATCGTCGGCTTTAGCAATGACAGGCTATTAGCGCTTGTCTTTATGCCTGTAATAGCCGTCGTAGCAAGGTTGCTGTTAGATATGACGCTGCCTGTCTCACCTGTTAACTTGCCAAAGAATCCTGCCATATCAGGATCAGCAGCGCCAAGACCCTCCATGACAGTACCAAGACCAGCTACCTTTGCATTAGCAGCGTCAGCATTAGAAGATAAGCTGTTTGTTGTCCCGGTGAACATTCCATAGACCGAGGACAAGTCAGGCTTGACCGTTGCCAGATCAATAAGGCTGCTTTTAACAGTTGCAACAGCGTTATCTGCGCTGTCCTCGTCTGTAACAAGATTGCTCTGGAAATCAGACTTAATACCTGCTACGGCAGTTTCCGCTTGCGCGGTTATGAAGCCAATCCCCCAAGGATCGGGTGGGGTTTCCTGCATTGCTCGCTGAGTAGAAAGCAGCATTTCCCCATCAGAAATAATTCCCTCTAAGGTTGTCTTCGTGTTTGTTCGCAGCAAACTCCATGCTGCTTCCCATCTGCCTGTAACAGCAGCAGCAAGAACGCCCATGGCACCCGCAAGGCTCTCCTTGATGGTATTGCCAAGATCATAAATAAGGTTTCCTAGGGCTATTCTGGTTACAGTAAGCGAGTTTCTTATTTGGTCAAAGTTGCGAGCAACCTTGAGAGCAACAACTCCCATCGTGGCTAGAAGGGCTGTTGTGGGATTAAGGTTTCTACCAAGAAATAGCAACGCCCTAAAAATAGCTTTAGCATTTGTAAGGAGCCCGCCTAAAGCCCATGTTACCAAACCCGATGCCGCAGCTAGGCCGCCAAACTTAACTATGTTGCTCTGTGTTTCAGGCTCAAGGTTTCTAAACTCTTTAGTGATGCGGGAAAGCTTCGCCACAAGATCAGTAGCAACAGGCAATAATACATTGCCCATTTCGACACCGAGCATGTTAAGCTCGCCGCCTAGTCGCCGCATTTGGTTAGCAAAGGATCCGCTAGTACGCTCTGCATCGCCCTGTGCATCAGCGGTCCCTGCAATTATGAGGTTTAGTCGCGCCTGTACCTTTGCCTGCTCAAGCGCAGCCCCTGTTAGCTTTTCAGCCCCTATTCTGTGCAGCTCCTGCTTAAGAGTAGCCTCATTGATAATCACAGAAAACGCCCTTGCCGTCTCGTGATTACCAACTAAGGAGCTAGTAAGCCTAGAGAGCGCCTCGTCCTGCGTCATGTTATAAAACGAGGAGAGGTCAACAGCAAGCTTTGTAAGCCTTACAGAAAGATCACCTGCTGCCTGTTCTGTAAACCCTAGCGGCTTGAATAAGTCACCCGCTGTGGCTGCCATGCCCCGCAGCTCGTAGGTAGATCTACCCACAGAGTCAGCAAAGGCATCAATATCTCTTTTTACGCTAGTGCCAACGGTAGAGAACACCGTGTCAAACTTAGCGCCCATCTCCTCCGCATCAGACGCCGCCTTAATAGCCGCCGCGCCTATGCCCAATAGCGGTAGCGTTACGGTCCTAGTCATTGTAGCGCCAACGCGCTGCAAGTCCTTGCCGACACTTGCCATGCGGCCTTGAACCTTGGACATGCCCTGTTCAAAAGCCTTTATGTCGGCACTAATCCTTACGCCAAGATTCGCTACCGTAGCCATCTTCTAGTATTGCTTTTGCCCGTCTGCGCAATTCGTGATATTCACTCATGCGCATTTCAGGAGTGTCTTGTTTCTTCATTGAGCGGTACATGTGGTCCAGAGGCTTTAACCTCTTACCCGCTCTAAACAGCATTTGGTTTTCTAGCTGTTGGGCAATCGTAAGTGTACGCTGCCAAGCAGATTCCTCCTGCTGCGCTTGGCGCTCTATAACGCCAGACAACATGACATTGACGTCTCTAAACGAGCATTCGTCTACCTGACTTGGGGTCATGCCCAAGTAAGCAGCACAAAGCTTGTCAATAGCTACAAGATCAGGGAAGGGAGCCGAGGATTTAGAACCCCCGGCTACCCCTTTCCCTCATCATTGTCGGCAATGTCAGACAACCCATCTACCATGCGGCGCAAACAAGTAGCTACTGCCTTAAGCACAGCGCCCTCATCGGAGCTTGCCATAGCAATCAAAAACTTATCCTCCTTGAGGTTTGGGCTATCCACCAAGCATCCTACGTATGCGATACGTGCAAGGTCTGCAAGGGTTGGACTAGCCATTTGCTCAAAGGTGAAAGTAATTTTATGCTTTAGCTCTGCGATCCTAAAGGCAGCAGGTCCTAGCTTGAGAGTGTACTCTTTCTCGCCAATCTCAATGGTAATGGCTTCAGGATGGTTGTCTTTCATCGTTATTCAGATTAGCTGGTGGTTCCGGTAGCCTCCGTAACCGTTCCAGATGCCTGAATGGTTGTCGAGAACGTCGAAGGCGATTCATCGCTAAATGTAAGCGACAGGTCGGTAATGACGCCACTACCGTACCATTCCGTGTCACCGGAGTTGGTAGAGGTAAGCAGGAAGTATACCGTACCGTTTGCAGCCTCGTAAGCGTCCGACAGTTTCGTGTAGCCTGCATCTTCGGTGTGGTCAAAGATACCGGACATGGAAACCGTCTGGTTGCGCCGTCCTGCGATGAATGAGGAATCATCTCCATCATCCTTCGTTGATACGTCGATTGCGCCTCGGGAGCGCGACAGAGAATGCTCAGTTGCCAGACCTACGAGCGAGTAGTTGGCATCATTGGCTTCGTCTGCTGCTGTTGGTGCGGAGGTCGCAACGTACAGCCAGTAATCCCGAGCGGATTTGTTTTTAGCCATTGTCCTGTTGGTTTAGTTTATCCCGTAGGTCGGGAAACGTGTTTTCGAAAACAGACGAGTCTACGGAATAAACCCGACCCGTTGCCTCTGCCAGTTGCTCAACGCTCCACATATTTGTGTCGGTCTTAATGTCCACCAAGTCGGCGGCTTGCTCGCGGCAGTTTTGTATATACTTGAACTTGCAAGGGTATGCCTTTGTTTGCATACGGTTGGTAAACGATCTGTCGAGGTATCTGTTCAGCCCTAAATCCCACGGCTGCCAATTTACTCGGTCGAGTACATCAGAAGTAACGATCATTCCTGCGCCGGGGTTGTGGCGCTCGCCGTAGTATGCCTGTTTATTACGAGTGTCGTAATAGTAGAGGTCTTTGAGTCCGACCGCATCTGCACCGAGGTCAATGTGTGACAGGGACAAGCGTATGGCGTTGGCGGTCATTATATCGTCAGAGCCTACAATCAGGACTGCATCCACCCTACCTCGTAGCGCCGCCATGCCTGCGTTCCACTTGTCGGACAGCGGGAGGTTGTCGTGTTCGAGATATTCCCATCCCGCCTGCTCTGCGAGGCTCCTGCTTACATCGCCTTCGCTACCGACTGCCAAACGGACAGAGTGGACAGGCGATAGATCCAAGTGGGCATAATGCTCCAGAACAATGCGAGCGATAGCGTGGCGTTTCCATAGCGTTGTTAGTATACCGAGGGTCATGCAGTCTGTGTGAGGATGAAGCGCACCCGATACGGCACTCCCCAATAAACCTCGTTGGCTCTCATGTCATCGCGCAGAATAGGACCGCCGAAGTCTGGGTATACATCCGACACCTCGTAGCCAGTCACCGTATACACAACGTCACGGTCGGTCAGAGCGGCGAGTCCGGTTGATGCGTTAGCCTGCGCCGTGTTAGGGTCTGTTGCCCACGATATGCAGGTGTGCGTGACCTCTGCCCCTTCGGTTGTCTTAGTTGTGAGCGGTCCCGGTATAAACGTGGCGTCACCAAAGACCGTGTAGGGCGGCGTGAGACCCTCGGGCGGGTTGACGTATGCCGTGACACCTGCTGCATTTAACAGGGTCCATATCTCATCCTGAACTGCCTTGCGTGGGTCTTTCATCGTTGTGATGCTCTAAATCCGCGAGATAGTGCCTCTGCTTGCGTCATGTATTCGCCCTGTTGAGTACCGCCAAAGTGCTGACTGCCCTCCTCGTGGAATATCTTAGATCCGGTATTAACCCAAACCTTTGACTCTCCAGAAGATGCGCTTCTGCCTTGTAGAGCCGCGATGATCCTTCGTTTATGGTCTGCACGATTAGCCTCTGCCGCGGGGACCATGAAGGGCTGTGCCTTGTTGCCCCGGGTTATAACGAAAGATTCCGTTGCCTCGTTATAGTAGACCCACGGCGTTGTTCGGTGTCCTCCTTTTGGGTTCTCCCCGTAGATACCTGTGCCGAACTCGACGAACTCAGAGTAGTGCGCTTTGCTTACAACGTAGGCTTCGTAGTTACGGGTCGGCTCGGCAACGATCATACGACGAAGCGAACCGCCACGCGCACCCATGCCGCTGCCGCTCTGCTTGTTCACAGGAGCGTTTTTAATAGCATCGTTACGGACCAACTGCTTAGTCGTGTTGATCTCCTTCACGATACGGTCGGCGGCTTGCTCGCTGTACTTTGCGATGTCCTTCAGCGCCTTGTCGAGTCCCTGTACTTCTACCTTTACCATTTAGGACTGCCGCTCCGTCTTGACGATCATGAACTTGTCTCGATAGTCCACATTCTCAACCGAGCGCACATCGTAGTTCTCGCTGCGAAAGACAAGGCGGTACTTGTTGAGCATCTGTGTGTCGGCGGTCCCGAGATCGTCCCTGTAACGCATCACAAACTCGTGCGTGTAGATGCCCTCGGGTTTACTCGCGTCCTCGGCTTCGCGTCCCGTCAGCGTCCGCACAGAGGCGTACACGGTCTCTATGGTTGCCCATGTCTCCGTAATGACACCGAGGTTGTTCGTTGCTGTAGCAGCCTGCACCGCCACCCTATGCCGCATTTCTCCTATCATCAGAATCCGATTGTTCTGTGGTGGGCGATCTCGCCAAGAATCCTGAACTCGCGCTCCTCTACGTTGTCGCGGTTCTCATCGCCTCTGCGCTCATACCATAGGGCGAGAAGTTTCAGCGTAGCAATCAGGATGTCAGCAGGAATATCGGTAGATGCGTTACCATATCCGGCAACGTATACCAACGTACCTGCGCGATCCATGCGGTTAACTTCCCAACCATCGTTGCGGTGTTTTAGGTAGGATTCCTCGACCAGTTGCCAGTTCTCGGCTGCTTCTGTGTAGGATGTCTCCACGCCCGCGCTGTTCTCATCGTAGATTGTCAGCGATGTGACCGACTGCACCGGAGGTCTGGGTATCTCAATCCGGTCCCGCATATCGTCTCCGTTCATCTCCCACGAATAGGTGCGGGTAATAAGGGAGCGCCGCAGATATTCCTCAACGCGGACACGAGCCGCCTTGATAAGAATCGTCAGGATAGCGTCTTGGCTCGTATCGGACGAGTCGATACGCAGCCATTCCTTTGCTTCTGCTGTGCTTACTGGCTCAACAGATGGTGCAGATGTAACGGTAAGCGACATGGCAGATGTTTGTTAGAATGTAGGAGCCGGGGCGGGAATCGAACCCGCTCCACCCCGAGAGAGGAAAGGTATGCGCCTTTACACTACCCGGCTCACCCACCTATTAGGTGTTAGATACGCGAGCGTATACGATAGCCTCCGGCTGGAGGATCTCGTAGTCTACACGGTATGAGTAGAACAGGTTGACCTGTCCGGTTGCAGCGTCTCCGTAGGGATCGCGCAGGACTTTCATGGTCGGAGCCATGTAGTAGCCCATCTGTGACCAGTCACCGAAGAAGATCGGCTTGTTGTCACCCGTACCGTCAGCATCGACTTTAGCCGAGAACATGACGGGGTATCCGAGCAGGCTCGGACGGTTGGCGTACTGGCCGAACGTAGAGCGGATGCCCTGCTCTGCATACAGACGCTCGTTGCCCGTCAGAGCAGCGATGTTGCCGTAGGTGGAGCCACGGGTCAGCCATGCGATGTTCGGGCTGTCGAGGTAGAACTGGACCGTATCGTTGAAAGCGATGTCTTCGATCTCGCCTGCGGCGATGCCTGCGGCGGTCGAGACTTTTGCTTCCGTACCAGAGGCGGCAGCCTCGGCAACGATCAGGCTGTTGTTCGTTTTCGCCATGCCGCGAGCAACGAAGTTTTCAATGAAGGCAAGCAGGTTGCTCGTTTCATCTTCAAGCAGTTCTTCAGAGAGCTGCACTTTCTTCGTGTACTTGACAAGCGTGAACGCCTGCTGACCGACTGCCGGAGCATCGCGGTCGTAGGAGTTGGCTTCCGAAGTGCTGACGAACTCGCCGTCTGCTTCGTTGTCAAAAGGCACGTTCACAGTCGTTCCAACACCGGGGATGCGGGTCAGACCGAGCAGGTCCGTGAGGTCGGCTTCGGACTTCTTGGCGAAGATGCCTTCAAAGTGACCAGTTGGGACCAAATTGCCCCCATCGCTGGCGGTTGTGATGTTCATGTCCGTGTCGTTGGATGCTTTGATCTCAACTTCTCGTCCATCAACATCGTAGCCTTTAGCGCCACGGAGAGCGCCAGCGTCACCATCGCGTACCCATGCGGCGTATGCTTTGGCTTCGGAGTCTCCTGTGTTGGCGATGATAGCCGGAGCAGACTTGGCTTCGGCAGGTACTTCGACGATGGCGGGAGCGGCTTTGGCTTCCTCCATTGCGTCGAGGCGAGCGTTCTGTGCTTCGAGCATTGACTCGATGCTTTTCAGAACGTCTGTGTTCTGTTCAGACATTGTAGTGTCCTCTTGTTCTGTGTGTGGAGTTGCTTCCTCAGCGCCCATGTCAGGCGCTTCTTCGATTGCTTCCGACTTGGCTTCTGCCGCAGTTGGCGCAGGGTGATCATGCCCCGCCTCTGCCGTGTCTGCCTCTGGCTCCACTACATCAGATGCAATTTCCTGTGTTGCCGGGGCTGATGCCTCGACAAATTCCTTGATAGACATTACGTGGTTGCGTGGCTCGGCAGGGTTCAGCACAAGCGATGCTTCGCCGAGCGGCCATGTCTCAATTTCTTTTGACCCGTTGTCCGCGTCTTTGCGGCTTACGAGATGACCGACCGCGCCGGACGAGTAGCCGAGTTTGCCCATCTCGACCAGTTCGTTCACCATCTTCTCGTACTCGTCGCGCTTCTCCAGCTGCGCCTCGAACCACAGCCCCGCTTCGGTGCTGCTGATCTCGCCTACGCCGATCTGCCTGTTCTTCAGGGTATCGTCGTAGCCGTGTTGGTAGTAAACGGGGAGGGTTGCCTGAATGCCGAAGTCGGTGGACTTAGTGAAGAAGTCACCGTATAGGTCGGGGTCAGTCGGTCCGCTAAACCTCACCAGATAGCCGCCGATTCGACCGTCACCCAGAGCCTTAACCTCGCCCCCGTAGGCGATGAGCAGTTCGTTATCGTTC